GGTGAGAATCAATTCACCACATCTAGTGATGTCATTGATATGCAAACCAGTCATTTTTTCAACATGCATTTCGTAGTAGGAACCACTGTGAGCAGCATAGCCACCATTGATAGGGCCATAAGGACCATAGAGACCTTGAACATAACCGAAGGCATAACCATCTTTCTTGTTCATGATTTTCAGGTTGGATTGATTTCCTTCAGCATTGAAGTCCAAGAAGGTGATTCTTTGAGACTCAACAGGGAAACCAGTTACAGGGTCAATTTCAAAGTTGATGGTTCTGTCATCATACAAGGGGTTATGGATA